TCTTTCAAATGTTTTATTTCTAAATCACAGTAATGTTTTATTTTTTCTAAATCCTCAAACGGTTTACCTTTAGATAAATATCTACAAACATATTTAATTACATTTGCTTGTAATGGATTTAATTCATTTTTTCTAATAAACTCCCATGGTTGAATCGTAAACTGCTTGTAGTGATTCCCCCCTATCTGCTTATCTTGTGGAAATGCTTCATCAAATATATTTTTACTTGTCATTTTTCTCCTGGACATAAATTAAATAATCAGACCCAATTGGGTAGTTATACTTATAGTCAGTTCGTAATAAATGTAAAGTTTTTCTTGCTCTAGTTGCACCAGTGTACCAAACCTTACGTTCGTCACTTTTTTCTTGTTTGTTTTTAGTTTCATAATCAGATGGATAGTTACCTTTACTATAGAGCACTACATGATTAGCCTCTCCACCTTTAACACTGTGTATTGTATCTATAGTAATTAATGGATCCTTATCTAATTCTTTTTGTCCGTATCTTCTTAATAATCTAATAAAGTGTCTTACTTGTTGTGGTTTAAAATTTCTTCTTAATATCCAATACCAAGGTTTAGTTTTATCCTCATCTTTTAATTGAAGACCACACCATTCTTTTAAATCTTCAAAGTTATATTCTTTTAAATCTGGTTCATTCATCCAAAATTTATCTAATCTAAACTCTGGTTTTTCTAATTCTCTAATAAATTTATACATATTTCTTGCTTGTCTTTTATCTATTTTTTTACCCTTAGTAATAGCCGTCCAGGACTTAATAGCTTCCCATTGTTTAACATCAAAACATTTAGTGTCTCTGTTATCTTTGTAGTAAAGGCCTGCATCTTTAGCTAACATTCTTAACTCATTTACAGCTTCATTAATTCTACCTAAGATGTACCAATCCTCTTTTAATTTTTCAAAAGGTATCTCTCTAAATGATAAATAACTTTTAACATAACCATTTATTTCACCATGCTCATATTGTTTCTCTTCACTATCAATAATTCCTCTTCTAATTACTTGAGAAAATTTATAAATGGCTTCCCCAAATCTTTGAGTCTTTCTTAGTTTAACTTTTCTACCGGGAAAGAAGCTTGTAAAATATTTTGGATCTGCGCCATTCCATTTATATATACCCTGGTCATCATCTCCTGCTAAATAAATACGATCTACATTATCTGCCATTTTAAAAATAACAGACCATTGTAATGGTGTACAATCTTGTGCTTCATCTAATATTAATATTTTTAATTTAGGAAAGTCTAAATAAATAGCCTTCTCAATCATATCATCAAAGTCAATTAAAGGTTTAGAGGATCCATGTAGTTTATAATTTTCATAAGTTTTTATTTTCCTAAAGAAGATATCCAAAGAATCTTTTTTATAACCCTCTCTCTTATAAGCTTCCTCTGGTTGGATTAATAAATTCCTAGCCTTACTATAAATTCCTAAAGACCAATCCTTATACATAAAATTATCATCTACTAATCTTTGGTCACTTGTTTTAATAATTTTTGTGTTTAATGCAAAATCAATAGTTGCATCTTTTGGATCAAAAACTTCTTCAGTAAAATATCTTCTACAATAAGTATGTAATGTTTTAAATCTTAAGAAGTCATCTGTGGTATAGTTCGGAAAAGATTCCATAGTTCTTCTAACAGCTGTATTAACTGCTTTGTTAGTAAAAGACAGATAAGCAATTTCATTAGGCCTTACTCCTTTTCTAATATGATTTTTTAAAACTCTTTCAATTAAAGTATAAGTCTTTCCAGTTCCTGGTGGACCAAATATCTTTACTGTTTTATGGTAAAGTTTTTTTAATTTTTTAAGTTCTAAATTTTCCTGTGTGGAACTCATCATCCATCTCCGATACTGTTTCTTTAGATTCTTTATTCTCAGTACCTATGTTTTTATAATCCACAAACTTAGGCATCTTTACACACCAAACATTTTGTACACCTTGATGATAAGGTAATCTTTCACAACCCAACATATTTAATGCTTCACTTGCACTTCTAAATACTTTGTTCTTACCTAAAAAATTTTCAAAGGTAATCTTTTTAAAGTAACAAATATTAGAATCAGAATCCAATACAACATAGTTATCTTTAAGTTTATCAAAATCATCTTCTTCAATATGGCTTTCAAAAAACTTTTTAAGAAAACTATATTTCTGTTCTTCTACAGAATCTTCAAACTTCATCTTCTCATTCTCAGTTGCTTTCTTAACTATTGTTGCCATTAACATCTCAAATGGAGAAGGACCCGATTTTGGTCTGGGTAAAGTTATCCAATAGATCCCATACTTTAATAACTTAACTCTAAAAGATTTCTCATCCTTCATATCTTCTGGATTAATAACTATCTTCTCTCCTTGGAATACAAAAGAATATTCAATTGAAGTAGGACTTCTAGTAAACTCTATATCTTCAAACTCATCAATTAAATCTGGTACTTGTGAACCAATACCTAACTTTCTAAACTTACATACATCCTTGTTACATATAGGTGTAATAGCACCAAGCTTAGGTGGACACTTATAACTATAATCTTTTTTAACAACTGATTTAGCTACAGAAGATTCTACTTCTTTTGGATCCATTGGTGTTACAAATATTTCCTGGTTTCTTTTTTGTAATATTCTAGACATCTCTTGAGCATTAATGTTACCGTCAGCTTTTTTCATCTCCAGGACACCCACATTATAAAGTAAATCATTTCTATGATTACCTGCCCACTTATCCATAATCATTTTTTGAATACACGGTGGATAATGTTTCCAATCTTCCTCTGGTTCATATTCTTTTACTTTTAATTCATTAAGCTGCTTTAGGGATACTATTTTATTTTCAACAAGCTCTATAAATGTTCCTATCATTACTGGTGTATTGTTTTCATTATAAGCAAACTCAGTAGTAGCATTCATATTAAAGTAAGGCATGTTCATGCACTTATTCATTGGAAATACTTCTAATGCTTGAAAGAAATTTTTATTCCACTCGTTTAATTTTTTTAATACATCTTTAACTGGATACCAATCATCTAAGAATAAAAATAAATGTAAGCCTCCAGACTTAGATCTAACTGGAACTAGTGGTAATTGATTTTCCCTAAGAATATCTATAACTTTTTTTTGTGAATAATCTTTATAACTTTGTGGATCTATATCTATACATCCCCATCTACATAAATCATCCTTTTCAGGCATGATCCCTATTCTTTGTTTACCTTCTATATGATCTTTCCATAATTCAAGAGTAACAGGTTCGTGTTTCGTGAAAGTATTACTTACCCTCTTGCCCCGTTCATCTACTTCTCCCGTAAGAGAAGTAGTAATGAACAGTTCAGAATTACCCTCAAATATCTTTAAGAGTTTCTGTTCCATAATTAAAATGGTACAGATTCTTTATTACTTGCGTTATTTCCTTCAGATTGATTTTCTGATGCGAAATCTACCTTACCAAAAATATCACTCTTCATAGCACTCTGATAAAACGCTTGAGTACTCTGTAAAGTTTTAAGATGTTTCTCTGGAGATAGAATTTCCTTGAACTCTATAACCCAACCACCCCAAGTATAATCTTTACTCGATTCTCTTGTGACAGTTAATTTATACACTTGAGAAAAACTAGGAGGATTAAACATTCCTTTTTTACCCTGTATCCTTCTCGATTGAATCATTGAATTCCACATCTTAGATTTTTTCTTTTGAGTAGATTTCATGGTAATTAATGCCTGTTCTTCTACATTAAGATCTTTATCTAAAATCATAACAAAGTGGTTACCAGTGTCTTCAACATAATTACCGTTTGGTAATCTGTCCTTACCATCTGGACCTCTTGTTGTTTCATTCATGATTGCTGGATCTGTATGGATCTGTACAGGTCTTCCTGTAGAGTCCCCCATATCTTTCCATTCATTAAATGTATTAATGTACAGACATGGTGTAACTAAAAAGCCTTCTCTTGCTTTCCATATTTTTCCAGACGTTTCACTCCATATATCATATAACCCCGCACCCTCTACATATCTTGTATCTTTATCATCCAAGACTTTAGAGTTTTGGTAAATTATTTTGATGATTGGTAGTTTGGTATCTCGAGCTGTTACGAACTCGTTACCTTGTCCTTCCATTGCTTCTAAATCAATAGTAGATGGAAGATTTTCTTTTTTCGTTGCTAGTGCTTTTTCTTTTGTTATCATTGTTTACTCCTTCGTGGTTATTTTAGTTTTACTTGCAACATAAGTTCCAAACAATTCAACTGGAACATCTTTACCCAAGTCTTGAATTTGCTCTCTAACAAATCCTTTTAAACTACTTGGATGTACAGTTGTTTTTTGTTGAACTGGTAGACCTTTGTTTCTCAACTCTTCAACTAAAGACTTCGCTTCATTATCTTGTTTCATGCCAAAC